TTTCAAAATGCCGAAGGACAAGCCTCTTAAAAAGGCCAATACTACATCCGCTTATCCGGCTGCGACGTTCACAACAATGGACGATGATGATAGCGACCTCCCGTTCTAAAGCCTATGACGCCGCGAGAAATCGAAGAAGCGCTCGGGGGCATGGTGATATTGGTAGATACGCGTGAACAGGATACACCACGCTTCAGAGCGCGATTGGAAAGCATGAACTGCCTTTATGAAAGGTGTAAGCTCGATTTTGGCGACTACTCGGCGAAGTTTTCTGTAGGCGGCGAATGGCTGATGCTAAACGCCGCCGTAGAGCGCAAGATGGATTTTTCGGAATTAGCTCAATGCTTCTGTAATGGCCGTGCACGCTTTGTACGGGAATTTGAACGTGCCAAAGCTGCCGACGCAAAGATCTATCTGCTTATCGAAAATCAATGCTGGGAGGATGCTTATAGCGGCAACTATCGCAGTCAGATGAAGCCGCAGGCGTTTGTTGCATCGCTGCTTGCGTGGCTGGCGCGTTACCGCTGTCAGATCATATTTTGCGATCAACGCACAAGCGGCAATCTGATACACGATATTCTTTATCGTGAAGGGCGCGAAATGCTGGAAAGGATGATGCTAAGTGAAAGCAAAACATAAAAGCGCATTAATAAAAGATATGCTTGATTTCGCTGTTGTCGCTACAGCTTACGGGCTTAATTTTAATCGCGCCGGTTTTGCAAGATGTCCTTTTCACGCCGAGAAAACGGCATCATTCAAAATCAAAAACCGGCATAGCGCCCATTGCTTTGGCTGTGGCTGGTCAGGCGATATTATCAATTTTACCGGCCAATTATTCAACCTTGATTTTGAACAGTCTACACGAAAGCTGATTAACGATTTCAACTTACCGATAGTGGCCGACCGCAAAATGACTTTACGCGAGGACAGCGAGATCACAGCAACCTATAATGCGGCAATAACGGAATACAACAAATGCAAGCAAGCCGAAAAAGAGTTCCAGCAGCGCTATGAGCGCCTTTTATGGGTATATGCTACACTTGATAAGTGGAAGTGCAAATATGCCCCTGAAAGCCCTACAGAGCCTTTAGACGAGCATTACGTCATTGCCTGTAAGGAAATCGACGGTGCGGCCTACCGGCTGATGCTATATTCATAAGGGGGGATAGTATGACGAAACTGATTGACTGCAACCAATTAACGGATGAAACCATAGCAAACATGGACGCTGCCGAGCTTATAAACTCCGTTTTGGTTTCGTTTGATATCCCCGACGTGATAGAACGCGAACGCATACAGGCGCTTATGCAGATAAGGGCGGCAGAAGTTGGCGCAAAAGTAGTCATTAACCGTCAGCTCGGCGCGTACCGTCAAAAAGACAAGCAGCTTGAAGCTGATTTTAAAAAATCGCAGGCGCAAGATAGAAACGACCTTAACTTGCGCTTAAATGACAAGGGCGTACCCGTTCCGACTATCGACAATTTTCTTAAAATCATGCGCGGAAGAATGGAATATAGCAGCATTCGTTTTAATGTGCTGCGCAATTCACCTGAGATCACGCATAACGGCGAAATATGCCGATGGTCGGACGCGGATGCGGCACAAAGCCGAAATTTCTGTGAAGCCAATTACGGCCTATACAGCGATAAAAAACACTCTGACGCTTTACGCATTTTGTGGAAGGAACGCGAATATAACCCGATAAAGGACATAGTTGACACTCTTGAATGGGACGGAGAAGAACGTTGCATACATTTTCTCTCTAAATGGGCAAAAGTCGAGGACACCGCTTACACTCGTGAAGTCAGTCGCCTTATATTTGCCGGCGGCATTAACCGGCTCTATCTGCCCGGCTGCAAGTTTGATGATGTTCCCGTACTCATCGGTGCAAAGCAGGGCGAAGGCAAATCCACGCTTGTCAAATGGCTTGCCATTAACGATAGTTATTTTTCCGAAGTAACCGAAATGGACGGTCAAAAGGCCATAGAGCAATTAGAAGGCGCGTGGATATGCGAGGTTGCGGAGTTGCTTGCGCTTACCAAAACGAAAGAGCAGGAGGCCGTCAAGTCCTACATAACACGGCAGCGCGACAAATACAGGCCGCCTTACGACGTTAACGCAATGGAGTTTCCGCGCCGGTGCATCTTTATAGGCACGACCAATAACGAACAATTCTTACGCGACAAGACCGGCAACCGTCGTTTTTATCCCGTAACAGTCAATAGCAATGGTTATGATCTACACGATCATGAGCAGGAATGCCGCGACTATATTATTCAATGCTGGGCAGAAGCGCGTGTAAAATTCGAGCAAGGCAAAATGCCAGCTTTCGCAGATCGTTCTCTGCTGTCCGAATACAAGCATGCACAGGATGAAGCAATGGAGGATGATTGGCGTATCGGCGTTATTGAAAAATACCTTGATGAGAAGTCACCGGGCGATACCGTATGCATTAAGGAGCTAAAATGTGAGGCGCTATTTCCTGACAGCGATTTTCAAAGAGACTTAACGCCGAAAGAGACACAAGAGATTTATCGTATCGTCGCTACAATACCTGAATGGACAAACATTGGTAGAAAATATACCGCGAAATATGGTCGGCAAAGATGTTGGCAGAAAAAAGTAGGAGCTATCAAAAATATCAATGAATTACCTTTTTGACGTTTTGCACAATCAAAATACGTTGGTTATACGTTGGTTTTGTGTAAAAGTCACAGCAAAAACGGGGCAGGGTATAGACCTGTCCTACCCCTGTCCCGTACCCTGTCCCGTGGCTCAATCCCTTGAATTATCTATCTTTTTTCTCTTTTACAGGACAGGGGGACAGGTAAAGTAATATAAAAAGAGTATTCCGTAAAATAGCGTATGGTGTACACCATATAAGAAAACGAAACACTTATATAGGGAAACCGCGTGCCCGCCCGTCCCCTGTCCTGTATTAAAAAATCTAAAATCGGAGGTGTTCAAAATCAGCAATTTGTCAATAACTGCAAAAAACATCATCCTGCAAGCGGCTCAAAATTTGCCTTTGCAAGGCGAACGATCACCGGCTGACGAGCTGCTGTATTACCAAGCGCGAGAACTCTACGACCTTCACGCTAAAGGCATGATAACCGCCGCTATAGGCGCTGAACGCAAAAACAAAATAATAGCCGCCTATATAATTAACTCAAATCGTGAGCAGCAATATACTCGAAGCAACATGCAAATTGCAGAATTCTACAAATCAATCGAGGCCGCCGGTTGCAATTATGCCAAAAATAGAACAATCGAAAACGCCGATCAACTTTACTACGAAGTCTATCACATGATACCGAAAGGAACGAGTGTATGAGTAAGCCAAAAATGACCAAAGCAGAAATTCAGGAAGCGCTTGAAGGCTTAGGCGCTATAGCGGAAATGTGTGTGGTTTTTTATCATGCCGCGTTAGATGCCGGTGATAACAAGTATGAAGCGGCAGAGTTGACACGCGCATATATAGCGGCATCGTTTACAGGTTGCGTCGGTAATACAGAAAGGGAACAAAATGCCTAAATACAAATCATCAATATCACCGCGTGTACGGGGTATGGTGGAATGGCAGCTTGAACATTACCGCGAATACAAAGATGAAATACAGCAATATTGGGCTGATATGATACCGTCGACAACACTAAAGTATACGGACGGTAAAGGCGGTGGAGAAGTTAGCAGAAACACCGAAAACACCGCACTTCGTATTGCAACATCCCCTTATTTGGTGCAGACGGAACGCAGCTGCAAGGCGATTGAGTATGTGCTTAAAAATGCCGATGACATCGATAGAAAGCTTGTGGAGCTTGTTTATTGGAAGCAGGCTTACACCGTAACAGGTGCGGCGCAAATTTTGCACGTAAACCAAGCAACAGCTTACAGGCATATAAACGATGTGCTTTTGAAGATAGCACTTGAGCTGGGATATGTTTCAATTTGAAAAGAGATGCAAAAAAGATGCGAAAAAACAGCCCATAATCTGTGGTAAAATGATATTGTGGAAATGTAATAGATAGACTATTTGTTATCTCCTTATCCCTCTTTTCCTTTCCAGCGGCGGGGGCGGCTTACGGACATTTTCTCTATTTTTTGTCATAGAACCTCCTTTTTTTCCTTTCTTAATTCCACGTTCCCTTTCCGCGCTCCCGCCGCGAGCAAGCAGGCAGCTGAAATATGCTGCTTGCTTATTTTATAATTTTTTTCAGGTAACAGCCGAATGAGTGAAGCACTTAAACGCATGGCAGCAGAATACCGCGCTAATGCCGGTTTGCTGCTTAAACGCATAAACGAATTAAAATCAGAGCTTGCACGGACTGATTGTAAAACGTCCGACTGGACGCGGCTGCGAGGCAGGATAATGATACTTGAAAGCCTGTATGCCGATAGCATCAGTACGGCGAGGTATTTAGAAAACTATCATGGGGGTAACTGACATGGGGTGATGATATGGCCGCACGGCTGACCGACCGGCAGAAAAAGAAAATAATAGCCGATTATGTGCAGCTTAACAATTATTGCGCTGTGGCGAAAATCAACAACGTGTCTGCAACCACTGTTAAAAACATTGTCCTGGCAAGTGTGGACTTTGTGGAAAAATGTGAACAGAAAAAAGAAGAAAATACAGCGGATGTCTTAGCCTATATGGACGAACACAAAGACCTTGTGTGTTCGTTTATCGGGCTGGGGCTTAAAGCTTTAAATGATCCGGACAAAATAGACGGTTCAAACCTCACGCAGATTACAACGGCCATAGGTACACTGATAGACAAATGGGCGCTAATCAGCGGCGCACCGGTTGAAAAAGCAAAAGACGACGCGTTAAGCGAAAGCTTGCGCGAACTGGCAAAAGGATTGACAAGTGATGATAAGCCCTAAGCAAAAAAAGATACTTGCGTTTCCGTTCACCGAATATCGCGCATTGATCTGTGATGGCGCTGTGCGTTCCGGCAAGACATCAATTATCATGTGGGCGTTTGTAGACTGGGCAATGCGCACGTTTAACGGCGAACGCTTCGGCATATGTGGCAAAACGGTTGACAGCTGTACAAAGAATATCATAGTACCGTTTACATCAATGTCGCTTGCGAAAGAACGCTATACAATGCGCTGGCGCAGAGCTGATAAGGTGCTTGAGATAAGGCGAAACGGTGTTACGAATTACTTTGAAGTGTTCGGCGGCAAGGACGAAAGCAGTTACGCGCTGATACAAGGCCGAACGCTGGCCGGTGTGCTGCTGGACGAGGTTGTATTGATGCCGCGCTCTTTCGTAGAGCAGGCGCTTACGCGATGCAGCGTTGACGGTGCTAAACTGTGGTTTAGCTGTAACCCCGATAACCCTCAGCACTGGTTTTACACCGAATGGATACAGCATGCCGAAGAACATAACGCGCTTTATCTGCACTTTGAAATGATAGATAATCCGGGCATCAGCAAGGAAACACGCGAGATGTATGAAACGATGTTTTCAGGCATTTTCTATGATCGATACATACGCGGTAAATGGGTAGCTGCCGAAGGACTTATTTACACGATGTTCGATAAGGATAAGCATATTGTGCCGACTATCGACCGCCCGTACACCGATTACATGATATCGTGCGACTATGGCACACTTAACCCTACGGCGGCTGAACTGTGGGGGCGCTATGATGGCAAATGGTATTGTATACGTGAATACTACTACGACGGGCGCAAGCAGCAGCGGCAGCGCACAGACGAAGAACATTATGCAGCTGTTGAAGCGTTAGCCGGTGACCTGCCTATCAGAAAGATAATCGTTGACCCGTCGGCGGCGTCGTTTATTGAAGTCATACGCCGTCACGGGCGCTTTATGGTGGAACAGGCCAGCAACCGGGTTATCGACGGCATACGCGACGTGGCGACGCATTTAAACGCCGGTGACATTTTATTTAACGACTGCTGCAAGGGCTGCATAAGCGAATTCGGTCTATATCGCTGGGATGAAAAGGCCGCAGAAGACAGGCCGCTAAAGGTTTCAGATCACGCGATGGACAGCACCCGTTATTTTGTGCGTGCAGCATTTGCACCATCAAGATTTAGCTTTTAAAGGGGATATTATATGCCTTTATTCAACGAACCGATAGAACAAGAATTGTGGAATTACCGCATTAAAGCCAATCAGCCAATGTCCGAAGCACAATTTTTTGCGCGTGAATTGGAGGCTTGGCGCTGCTCCGAAGCGCGTAGGGAAATGCTTGACGGCGCACGGTACTACAGCGGTGATCAGGATATTCTACGCCGGCAGCGCACAAGCATAGGTGAAGACGGACAGCTTGTAGCGGTTGATAATCTGCCCAATAACAAGATCATTGATAACCAGTATGCAAAGCATGCCGATGTTAAAAAGAATTACATAGTTGGCAAGCCTATAACGTTCGCAGGCAAAAACGAAACGTACCTTGATGCGCTTAAAAAGGTGCTGGGCGCACGCTTCATGCGGACGATAAAAAATGCTGTTATTGAAAGCTTCAACAGCGGTATTAGCTGGCTGTACCCGTATTACGATAGAACGGGGCAGTTAGCGTTTAAGCTGTTTCCTGGCTATGAAATCCTGCCGTTTTGGGCAGATGCGGAACACACGGTGCTTGATGCGGCTATAAGGTTGTATCAGGTAGAAGTTTATTACGCAAGCGAAAAGAAAATAATCGAAAAGGCCGATATTTTTAAGCCGGACGGCGTGGCAACGTACATCTTTGAAAACGGTACGCTTACGCCAGACAGCACAAAGCAAAGCTATATAACGCTTACCGATGCCAGCGGCAGCACAGAGGGCTACAATTGGGCGCATTTCCCCTTGATACCCATAAAGTATAACGCGCAGGAAATTCCGCTTATACGCCGCTGTAGATCGTTACAGGACGCTATTAATCTGATTGAAAGCGACTTTGTAAACAACATGCAGGAAGATGCACGAAACACGGTGCTTATCCTGAAAAACTACGACGGTCAGGATTTGGGCGAATTCCGCAAGAACCTCAGCACTTACGGCACTGTAAAGGTGCGCACGGTCGAGGGTGTTGACGGCGGTGTTGATAGCCTTGAAATCACGGTAAATGCCGAAAACTATAAAACAATACTTGATCTGCTGAAAAAGTCGCTGATAGAAAATCTACGCAGCTACGATGCAAAAGACGATCGCATGTCGAATTCGCCTAATCAGATGAACATACAGTCGATGTACTCGGACATTGACCTTGATGCGAATGACACAGAGATTGAATTACAGGCGGCATTTGAAGAAATCCTGTGGTTTGTGAACACCTATCTTGCAAGTAAGGGCCAGGCGGTCGATGCCGTTGAAAACGTTGAAGTTATATTTAACCGCGACGTGCTGATTAACGAAACCGAAGCTATCAGCAATTGCGCTGCGTCCGTCGGCATCATATCCGATGATACGATAGTTTCTATGCATCCTTGGGTAAAAGACCCTGCTGCCGAGCTTAAGAAGCTTGAAAAGCAGAAGGAAGAAGCAGACCCCTACAGAGCGGCGTTTGAAATGGCGCGGAATAATCAGAACGCCGATGACGACACACCAACGATAGATGAAGAATGATGCATACTGGGCTAACCGCATGCGCATCCTTGAGGACGCGCTATTAGATACCGGCTATGAATACGTTCAGAACCTTGAACGCCAATACGATAAGGCCATACGCGATATTGAAACAGATATAGCGCATTGGTATCAGCGATTTGCGAAAAACAACGAAATATCGCTGAACGATGCACGGAAGCTGCTTAATTCGCAGGAGCTTGAAGAATTCAAGTGGACTGTCGAAGAATACATCAAATACGGCAAAGAAAACGCTATTAACGGTGCATGGATAAAGCAGCTTGAAAATGCATCGGCTCGTGTTCATATATCGCGGCTGGAAGCTATAAAGCTTCAGTTACAGCAGCAGGCCGAAGCTTTAGCCGCAAAGCAGGCAGAGGCCGTCAAAAGCGTTTCGGGGGGAGTTTACAAATCAAGCTACTATCACACTGCATTTGAACTGCAAAAGGGCGTAGGCGTAGGCTGGACGCTTCATGCAATAGATGAAAATGTGATAGAAAAGGTGTTGTCTCGTCCGTGGACGTTGGACAAGCAGACGTTCAGTGATCGCATATGGGCGAATAAACAGGCGCTTGTGAATACCGTCAACACGCAGATAACGCAAATGGTAATGCGCGGCGCTGCACCCGATAACACTTTCAAGGCTATTGCCGACCGTTTCAAGGTATCTAAATCGCAGGCCGGACGGCTGGTGATGACGGAAAGCGCGGCATTCGCCAACGAAGCGCGTAAGGACTGCTTCAAAGACCTTGACGTTGAAAAATACGTCATTGTCGAAACGCTTGACGGCAAAACATGCAGCCTGTGCGCACAGCTTGACGGCAAGGTATACCCCATGTCCGAATACGCTATAGGCGTAACAGCTCCACCGTTTCACCCGTGGTGCAGGGGCACAACAGCGCCGTACTTTGACGATATGGACGATATCGCCGAACGCTGGGCGCGAGACCCCAAGACGGGCAAGACATACACCGTGCCGGGCAGCATGACCTATAAGCAGTGGGCGTCAAAGCAGGAAGGGCTTGCAAAAAGCGTTAAACCGCTTGAAAAATCTACGGAAAGTGGTATAATACCCACAAGTACAAGGCATCTGCAAAACAAACTAAGCTACGAGTGGAAAGGGGAAAAGAATTTTATACCCCAAAACACAAAGTTTTCAAAAATTACGACTATAGCAGGCAAAGGCAGCGACGAGGCTATCGGCGATATTAAACGTCTTATTCGCAACTACGGCGGGTCTGCTGACGAGTGGAAAAAGCAAGCTGGAAAGATAAACAGTGCAAAGTATGTTTTCGATGTTCATTGGTATGAACGCGATGACGGCATACAGCATGATGTGAAACTGAAAAACAGAACGGAGAAAAAGAAATGAAATTGCGTTATGTTGGAGAGTCTTTCGGCGTTGATAGCCTAACGGACGGGAAAATATACGAAGCCACAGAAGAAGATGGATTTTACAGAGTAATTGATGACAGTGGCGAAGATTATTTATATTCAATGACAAATCCCGCACCGCTTGACGGTAGCAGCGAAGGCGGCCGTTGGGAAATAATCGAAGATTAGCAATGATAAGATAGAAGCATCGTTAAAAACGGTGCTTTTTTCATGCCAAAAACCAACAACTTAATGATCGAAGCAGTCAAGCGTTAATTCGCGGGGCTGCTTTTTTCATACCCATTTTACCGCGTGCCCGGCGGATAACAAGCAGGGCGGCGCTGAATACGAGGACTGGCTCGATAAAAAGGAACGGCGCAGAAAGGACGTAAACATGAAACTGCAATGGTTAAAGGACATCATAGGCGACGTTTACACGGATGATATGGACAATGCGGCGGCGCAGGCTCTCGGCAAGGACTTTGTATCGCGTGCAGACTTCAACGAAAAGGCCGGTAAGGTAAAGGAGCTTGAAGCGACGGTTACACAGCTTAACGGCACTGTAAAAGACCGCGACAAGCAGCTTGAAACGCTGAAAGCATCCACCGGCGACATGGCCGCACTGAAAGATCAGATAAGCAAACTACAGCAGGACAACGCTGATGCGGCGAAAGCCCACGCAGCGGAGATAAAGCGCCTGAAAATCGATACTGCCGTTGATATGGCCGTGGCGACCGCAAAGGCGAAAAACGTTAAGGCGGTAAAGGCGTTGCTCGATCTTGATAAAGCAGAGCTTGATGAAGATGGCACAGTCAAAGGGCTGGCCGAGCAGCTTAAGAAGCTTACAACTGCTTCCGATAGCGCGTTTATGTTTGAAACCGAAAAGCAGCAGCAGAAATTTGACGGCTTTAAGCCGGGCGAAAAGGGCGGCGAACCTAACGGCGGTATGACGCTTGAAAGCTTTAGAAAGCTGTCGCCGGTCGAACGCTTCAACTTTTCGCAGAAAAACCCCGAAGAATACAAAAAACTATATGGAGGAACTAATTAATGGCACATCAGATTTATGACAATTTTTATCTGTCGAATGAAATTGAAGATCAGTACAATTCGCACCTTGATCTACAGTCGTTCTGTACTGTAGATAACACCCTTGAGGGTACTGCCGGTATGCTGCGTAAAATCAACGTTTACAAAGCAACCGACGGTACTGAAAAGCTGGCTATGGGCGCTGGCAACACCAAAAGCATCGAAGTCAGCTATACTCCGCATGAATACCGCATCCAGCTTGCGCAGAACCGTTTCAAGTACTACGACGAGCAGACCATGACCGATCCGCAGCTTGTACCCGTTGGCGCAAAGCATATGGGCACTGACATGTTTAACACCGTCAATAAGGATATTTACGGCGAGTTTGCAAAGGCTACGCAGGTTGCTGTCGTCAGCAAGTTTGATTTCGGCGCTTTTGCGGATGCACAGTCCATCCTTGCGCTTGAGAACCTTGAAGACGTGACTATTTTCGCGTTTGTCTGCCCCGCCGACGTGGCCGAGCTGCGTAAGGAGCTTAAGGACACCTTGCAGTATGTTGAGGCATTCGCTAAAAACGGCTATGTCGGCAGTGTGGCCGGTGTAAACATCTACACCAAGAAAGATGCAACCGCCGGTTCTATCTATATGGCAACCAAGGAAGCTGTAACGCTGTTTAACAAGAAGGGCACGGAGACCGAAACCGAACGTGATCCCAATACCCGTGAAAACAGCATCTATTCTCGTAAGTACTACATTGCAGCACTTACCGATGAGACTAAGGATGTTAAGATTTTCAAGGGCACTGCAACCGCAGCGTCGGAAACCACCGTTACCAGCGGTACTACCTATTATGCCAAAGTCGGCCTGGGTTACGTCGCAGTTACGCCCGCGAGCGGTGATAACCCGAAAACTAAGGGCTGGTATACCATCGCATAAGGAGGCGCAACATGGACATACTTTCGACCGCAAAGGAACGTTTAGCGGCGTTTGGATATAAAGTGACGGATGATGATAATTCGGCTCTTGAGTATAACATACGCCGCGCCGAAGCGTATCTGATAGCGCAGACAAATCAGAAGCAAGTGCCTGAAGGTCTTGAATATGTTTGGGTCGATATGGCCGTTGGTATGTTCCTTGCCGACAAGAAAGCTACAGGCGCGTTAGGCGATACATATACGTTTGATGCGCCTGTAAAAAGCGTATCGGAAGGCGATACATCGGTCACGTTTGCAATATCTGATGCAGGATCAGCCGAAGACCAATTTAATGCGGTTATCAGTAAAATGATAAATCCCAGTGCGGAAGTAATAGCCGCGTATAGAAAGCTGGTGTGGTAAATGGCTACGCGTAAAACAGCACTGCAAAGTCTATGGCGCGGCGTTTGCGACGTGTATATGCAGGAATATACCGTAAACGGCAAAACAGGCAGGGACGAAGCTAAAGAGGTTCCGAAGCTTGAAAAGCAGCCTTGCCGTCTGTCGTTTGAAAGCATACAAAGCACGGGCGACGTAAACGGTGCGCCGATAATTCAGCAGTCGGTGAAGCTGTTCATTGATAGTACGCTGGATATACCGGCAGGCGCTAAGATCGTCGTTACGCAAAACGGCGTTACCAACGCATACGCACGTTCGGGCGAACCGGCGATATACCAATACCATCAGGAAATCATGCTGATACCGTTCGAGGATTACGCATAATGGCTAAGTGGGGAAATTGTAAATTCGATCAACTGAAAGAATACGCCGAAAGGCTTGAAAAACTGACGGATGCCGATATTAACGATTTATGCGTTAAGTGCAGTCGACAGTTGGCAGCACGGTTGTTGGCACTGGTAATTCCGCGAACGCCTGTAGGCAACTACCCTGCCAGCTCCGGCAAAATGGGCGGTACGCTGCGGCGCGGTTGGACATCGAGCACGCACAATCGCGCACAAGCGGCTAACGGCAGCGGCGACGCGGCAGTAAAGGCGGCAACATGGGCTGAAAATCTAAGGGTGCATAAGTCGGGTAATCTGTATACTATCGAAATTAAAAACCCTGTAGAGTATGCGTCTTACGTTGAATTCGGGCATCGCACTGTTAGCGGCGGTTGGGTCGATGGCAAGTATATGCTGACTATTTCCGAAGAACGGCTAAAGCAGATTTCACCAGCTGTGTTGCAGCGGATGATTAACAAGAAACTACACGAGGTGCTGAATGGCTGAAATCAACACAAACATTATACTTGATGGCATAACACTTGCACTGCGCAAGGCGTTCCCGGATAGCATGATAACATCAAACGAAGTGAAGCAGGGGCTTAATGTTCCTGCTTTTATCGTGCGTATGGTGTCGTTCCAAACACAGGCGCACCCGATGCAGAGGCATAAAAACCTGCCGCGCTTTGATATTATCTATTTTCCCAAAGCGAACCGGGAAGAATGCTACAGCGTTTCGGATGCACTGTGCAAGGCGCTTGAAGTCATAGCACTGCCGTCCGGCGATAAGGTGCGCGGCGTGGATATGTCGTCGGAAATAACAGACGATGCGTTGCATTTCTTCATATCTTACAATCACTTCGTGTATGCGCCTTACTACGATACCACAATGGATGAATTAAAAATCAAACAGGGTGAAGCAAATGAAGGATAAAAAGGCGGCAAAGGCCGCACCGATAACCTATACAAAGCAGCAGCTGCTATCATCCAAACGCTACGCAAAGCGGCGCGATCTTGTCGGTGCGCTGCTGGATGACGACGGCGAATATACAATTGATGCCGTCGATGCTGCTATTAAAAACTATATGAAAGGCAAGGTAAATTAATATGGCACTTGGTGGCGGTCTGTGGACTGTTCAAAACAAAGTACTGCCGGGTACATACATCAATTTCGCCAGCACCGCGAAAGCGTCGGCTGCACTGTCCGACAGGGGCTATGTGGCTATGCCGCTGATGCTGGACTGGGGCATTGATGGTAAGGTTTTCACTGTTACAAGCGCTGATTTTCAGAAAAACTGCCTGAAACTGTTCGGCCACAACTACAACGATGATGAAATGCTGCCGCTGCGCGAACTGTTCATGAATGCACAGACGCTGTATGCGTACCGTCTTAACGGCGGCGGCGCAAAGGCTGCTAACACGTTCTGCACGGCCAAATACACGGGCACTGCCGGTAACAAGCTGTATGTAGTTATTGCTGCAAACGCCGATAGTACAAGTATGTTCGATGTAAGCCTGTATTACGATACTACGCTGCTCGATGCGCAGACCGTAGCGGCGGCAACGGCGCTGAAAGACAACGACTTTGTTACATGGAAAACTAATGCAACGCTTGAAGTAACGACTAAAACCGCACTCAGCGGCGGCACTAACGGCACTGCCAACGCAGCGGCACATCAGGCGGCGCTTGATAAGTTTGAAAGCTACAGCTTTAACACGCTCGGCTGTCCTGCCGATGACACTACCACTGCAAAGCTGTACATGAATTACACAAAGCGTATGCGCGATGAAGTCGGCGCAAAGTTCCAGACGGTTATTTTCAACCTGTCTGCCAATGCGAAAATTGCCGACTATGAGGGAGTCATCGAAGTTGCAAGCAAGGCGGCTGATTACCCGTCGAACGTTGTAGGCATCGGTCAGTATGCACTTGTTTACTGGGTGACCGGCGCTTCTGCCGGATGCGCTGTAAACAAATCCAACACCAACAAAAAATACGACGGCGAGTTGTCGATTGACGTTGACAAGACACAGGCTGATCTTGCGGCGGATATCGAAGCCGGGCGTTTTGTTATGCACAACGTAAACGGCGATGTTCGCGTACTGGAGGATATAAACTCCCTCACTACCACATCGGAAACAAAGGGCGATATCTTCAAGAACAATCAGACTATCAGGGTATGCGATCAGATAGCTAACGATGCGGCGGTGCTGTTCAACACGCGTTATCTCGGTGTTGTCGCAAACGACGCAGCTGGCCGTATTTCGCTGTGGAATGATATCTGCAAGCTGCATCAGGCGCTTGAGAATATTCGCGCTATCGAAAACTTTGAACCCGATAGCGTGACTGTGGAACAGGGCGAGACAAAGCGCTCCGTTCTGTGCACGATCAAAGACCTGAACATTATCAACGCGATGGAACAGCTTTATATGTCCATCGTGATCATGTAAGAAAGGGGATAAATTATGGATCGTATTCATATGGACGCGCTCGATGCGATAGCCGGTGCACAGGCCGAGGCATTTATTACGCTTGCCGACGGCAACAGATACCGAATGATAAACTTTGTTTCCTTTGAAGCAAGCGCGGAGATAAATCTTGTTGAGGTTCCCATTCTCGGCAAGTCCGGTAAGGGCAACAAGCCTACCGGCTGGACGGGCACATGGTCGGGCAATGCGCAGTATAACCAGTCTGTTTTCAGAGAAATGATGCTGGAATACAAGCGTACCGGCAAACTGCCGCGCTTTGATATCCAAGTAACCAACGAAGATCCCACAGCGTCTAACGGCAGACAGACGATCATCTTGAAAAACTGCTATTTCAAGGGCGGTACGCTTACCAAATTTGATGCCGATGCCGAGACGCTTGATGAGGATATCGAGGGCACATTTGATGATTGGGAGATGCCCGAAAAATTTAACCTGCTTAACGGCATGCAGTAAAGAAAGGATAATACATGGCTAATTCGCTTTCCGCGTTTCTTGCTGAAAACGCAAAGAAAATTGATAACATAAAGTACGCCGTTTCCGACCGATTTGTGGACGAAAACGGCGATGCTATTGAATGGGAAGTAAAGTGCATCACGGCAGCGGAAAACGCGGAACTGCGTAAAACGTGTATGCGCACCGTTCCCGTTCGCGGCGGTCGCAAGGGACAGACCACGCAGGAATTTGACGAGGCGGCATATACCGCAAAGCTGGCTGCACGCTGCACAGTGTTCCCAAATCTGAACGACGGCGAATTGCAGCAGTCGTACCACGTCAACGGCGCTGATAACCTTATCGTCGCCATGCTTACACCTGCCGAGTTTGACGATTACACCGTAAAGATAATAGAGCAGTGCGGTTTTAAAACCGGCGACGAGCTTGTTGAAGAAGCAAAAAACTAATTGAAGAAGGCGACCCCGAAACGCTTTATGTTTACTATTGCCTTCACAAATTCCGCTGGGCACCGCATGTTTTTTTTGAACTGTCGCCGCAGGAGCAGGCATTTGTTATCGCGGCGATAGACCGCAAGGCTGAACAGGAAAGAAAAGAAGCGGCCAAAATAAAGAAGAAATAAGCGCCGAAGTAAACGGGGTCTGCTCCGGCGCTTCCGTTAAAAAGGGGGTCGATTATGGCCACTATCAAAACAGTATTATCGATACAGGATGCGATGACAAAGCCACTGCGCAGCATAAACAGGGCGATGAACCTTGTTATCAGCAGCATGGAGCAGATGCAGAAAGCAACGCGCAAGCCTGTTGATACAAAGGCGCTGAAAGCTGCACGTGACGAACTGGCAAAAATGGGCGCTGCTATCGATGATATTGAAGAAAAAACCGAAAGAGCCGGTAATACTGCCGATAAAACAGCATCAAAATTCAGAAAAATCATGGCAGCTGTCGGCGGTGTCGCAGCTATAAAAAAAGTTGTTGAATTATCCGATAATCTTACACAGGCGCAAGGCCGAATGAAGATGCTTACCGGCAGCGACGCGGCGGCAAGCCAGATGAATGACGCGATCTATTCACTTGCTAACCGTTCACGCGCCGGATATTTGGATACTGCCAATTTCGTTACCAACATGGGCACAAACGCCGGTGTAGGTGCAAAGGGCGCATTTGCCAATGCTGAAGAATTGTTACGTTTTTCGGAAAGCGTTAATAAGTTGTTCGTTATTAGTAACACATCAGCGGAGGGGCAAAAGGCAGCGACTTTGCAGTTAACACAGGCTATGTCATCCGGTGTTTTACGCGGCGAAGAACTCAACAGCGTATTTGAACAAGCACCGCAGATAATTCAGACTGTAGCCGACTATCTTGATGTTCCGTTAGGCAAAATCCGCAGCATGGCAGCAGATGGGCAAATAAGCGCCGATGTTGTAAAAAAGGCGATGCTTGCAAGCGCGAACGAAATAGATAAAAAATTCAGTAAAATGCCGTATACATGGTCGCAGATATGGACGGTTGCATCGAATGTTATATTGCGCGTTTTAACGCCGATATTCAAGCTCATCAGTGCAATAGCGCAGTTTGTAGCTAATAACTGGCCGATCATTGCGCCGATTGTATTAGGCATCGCGGCTGCTGTCGGCGTATGGCTGATAGCGACAAAGGGTGCGGCGATGTGGACGGCTATAGTTACCACGGCAACAAAAGCATGGGCAGCTGCGCAGGCTGTATTAAATGCTGTGCTGGCTCTTAATCCGGTAGCGCTTATTATCATCGGCATTATAGCGTTGATTGCACTGATAGCGGCTGTAATCGGAATAATCAATCGCGTTAAAGGTACGTCCATTTCTGCTATTGGCGTTATATGCGGCGGAATAAACGTTGCTGTAGCTGCTGTAAAGAATGCTGGCTTAATGGCCGCTAATGTTGCGCTGGGAATTGCAAGTGCATTTCTTGCGTGTGTGTATAACATCGGCGCGGCATTTAACAATACTATTGCCGGTGTAAAAGTGCTATTTTGGGATTTGCTATCTACTGTTATGGATGTTATCAGTAAAATAGCTGGTGCACTAAACAAATTGCCGTTTGTAAGTATAGATGTTGATGGACTAACAAGCAAAGCAAGTACTTACGCAAAAAACGCAGCAGAAGCGAAAGGCAGCATGAAAGAATACAAAAGTGTTGCAGATGCGTTTAAAACGGGCTTTAACACATTCGACGCTTTTGGCTCAGGCTGGGCAAGCGATGCATATAAATCCGGCTATAATTTCGGCGAAGGTATTTCAAACAAAATAACCGGCTTGGGCGATAGCATAGGAGGCTTATTAGGGCAGGCGGCAGCCAACACAGAAGCCACTGCGGAGAATACAGGCAGCGCGGCATCTTCGCTGAAAAACACAAGCGAAGATTTGAAGTATCTGCGCGATCTCGCCGAGCAGGAAGCAATCAACCGTTTCACAACGGCAGAGGTAAAAATCGACATGACGGGTATGACGAACAGAATATCATCGGACATGGATTTAGACGGTGTTCTGCGCGTCCTGACTGACGGCTTTGCCGAAGCCCTTACCGTCGCGGCAGAGGGGGTACACGCATAATGTATAGTTTCTTTTTCGATGATATGCAGTTGCCTGTTACCCCGTCGAAGCTGTCCGTTAAAATCAAGGGCAACAATAAAACACTGACGCTGGTGAACGAGGGAGATATTAATTTTCTTCGTTCGCCCGGCTTAACGGAAATCAGCTTTGAAATGCTGCTGCCGATGCTTGAGCAGTATTCTTTCGCATCGGAATATCACCAGCCGGATTATTACTTAGGCATCCTTGAAAGCTACGTGACGGGAAAGAAGCCGTTTCGCTTCATCGTAAGCCGCGTATCGCCGTCAGGTGACAAGCTTTACGATACGAACATAAAAGTAAGCCTTGAAGATTACACGGTATCAGAGGACGCTACAGACGGCTTTGACGTAACTGTAAGCATAAATCTGAAACAGTATATTGACTATGCGACGAAGAAAGTAACGGTTACGAAGCCCGATAACAGCAGCAAATCAACGCTGAAAACCGAAACACCGCGTGAAACTTCCGGTAAGCCGACCGCAAAGACCTACACCGTAAAAAGCGGTGACTGCCTGTGGACTATCGCAAAGAAGTATTACGGCAACGGTGCACAGTACACGAAAATTTACAATGCCAACAAGGACAAGATCAGCAATCCTAATCTGATCTACGTAGGGCAGGTGTTGACTATCCCGTGAAAGTTGACATTTTGATACAGCGTGACAGCACCATCTATTATCCCATTGTTGCCGAAGACGTAAAGCTTACGTGGGAACGCAAGGGAATGCCCGGCAAGCTGACATTTTCCGTTGTAAAGGACGATGTGATATCCTTTGCCGAAGGCAACCCGGTAAAGTTGACAATTGACGGTGTTGATCTGTTCTATGGCTTTGTATTTAAAAAAAGCCGTTCGGGTACGTCGCCGAATGTGATTGAAGTTACCGCATACGATCAGCTGCGATACTTCAAAAATAAAGATACCTACGTTTATTCCAACAAAAAGGCAAACGAAGTAATCCGCATGATAGCCGATGACTTTAATTTAAAAGTCGGAACGCTTGAAGATACGGGATATGTTATCGGTTCACGCACCGAAGATGATAGTACGCTGTTCGATATCGTACAAAACGCGCTTGATGAAACGCTACAGGCAAAAACAAAGCTGTATGTACTGTACGACGATGTGGGAAAGCTGACGCTAAAGAACATCGAGAGCATGAAGCTTGATTTGCTGATAGACGCTGATACTATCGGCGATTATTCGTATACCACATCAATCGACGATCAGACGTACAATCAAATCAAGATAACGTTTGAAAATCAGGACAGCGGCAAGCGCGAAGTATTCATTGCAAAGGATAGTGCGAACATAAACCGCTGGGGCTTGCTGCAATACACCGACAGCGTTGAATTATCCACATCGGGCGCAGCAAAGGCCGAAGCGCTGTTAAAGCTGTATAATTCGCTGACACGCACGTTATCCGTATCAAACGCGCTTGGTGATATCCGTGTGCGCGGCGGCTCAAGCGTCATTGTAAAACTGGGGCTTGGCGATATCAACGTGCAAAGCTATCTTATGGTTGAGAGTGTGACGCACAATTTCACGAACGGGCAGCACCTAATGGACTTGAAATTGAGAGGTGGACAATTTGTCAGCTGATTTTGCACCGTTTCTGAACGACGTAAAACGCGCAGCGGTGGAGGCGGTTAGAGCATCAAAGCCGTTTGCGCTCGTGCTGGGCACTGTAAACAGCGTATCGCCGCTTAAAGTGCAGATAGATCAAAAGCTTGAGCTGACGGCGGCACAATTGATGCTTACAAACGCCGTGCGCGATCACTCGGTATATATCACGCCGGAGAGCGGCGAAAGGAAAAAATACAAGCTGCACTATGGTCTGAAAACGGGCGAACGCGTCATACTGCTACGCGCCGACGGCGGACAGAAATTCATTATTTTAGACAGGGTGGTGACACCGGCATGATACCCGTTGTTGACGATGAACTATTAACGCTGGAAGACGAAACACAGCCGTCATTGACTTACGCGCTTGATGCCGAGAACGGGCGAATACGCGGCAAGGTGGACGGCCTTGAAGCGGTAAAACAGGCCGTGTATTTGGCTTTAAGCACAGAACGTTTTGCGCACCTGATTTATTCATGGAACTACGGCGCGGAACTTGACGGCTTTATAGGCCAGCCGAAGGAATACGTTTTATCGGAAATCAAGCGCCGCATAAGCGATGCGCTGTTACAGGACGACCGCATAACGGCGGTTGATAATTTCAAATTTGAAACAAAAAAGAACGCTGTGCATGTGATATTTACCGTGCATAGCGTTTTTGGCGAAACGGAGGTGACTACGGATGTACGAAGATAAAACCTATGAAGCGATATTGCAGGAAAAGCTTGCACGCGTCGCGTCGTATTTGGACAAGCGCGAGGGTTCGATAATCTACGACGCCCTTGCGCCGAATTCGCTTGAAAGCGCAATGCTGTATATCGCGTTAGACAGCGTTCTAAACGAAACGTTTGCCGATACCGCAAGCCGCGAATACCTTATAAAGCGCTGTGCGGAACGCGGAATAGCGCCGCTACCTGCAACATACGCGGTCGGCGTGGGCGTGTTCAATATGAACGTGCCCATCGGTGCGCGTTTTAGCTGCGATAAATACAACTGGGCTGTTACCGAAAAGATCGAAGATAACAAATTCTATCTTACCTGTGAAACGGCAGGTGCAGACCCCGGCAACTATTTAGGCCAGCTGATACCCATTGACTATATCGACGGCCTGACGGCGGCGGCGCTGACAAGCATCAGCATAAACGGCGAGGATGAGGAAAGCACCGACGCACTGCGCACACGATATCTGAATAGCTTCAGCAATCAGGCATACGGCTTTAACCGAAGCCAGTACATCGACGTTACCGAAGCGTTGCCCGGCGTGGGCGGCTGTAAGCCCTACAGGGCGTGGAACGGCGCAGGAACAGTAAAGCTTGTTATCACCGACAGCAACTATCAACCGCCGTCTACGGCGCTTGTAAGCACCGTGCAAACGACTATAGACCCCACGCAGAACAGCGGCGACGGCATGGGGCTTGCGCCCATCGATCATGAAGTCACCGTCGTCGGTGCGACGGGGACGACGATAAACATCTTTACCACGCTGACATTTCAAAGCGGCTGGAATTTATCCGAATGTGAACCTTACATTGAAGCGACGCTGGATAAATACTATTCAGAGCTTAATGCAACGTGGACGCAGGAAAGCAACCTGATAGTCCGCATAGCGCAGATAGAAGCGCGGCTGCTTGCCGTTCCCGGCATCGTGGATATCACCGGCACGAAGATAAACAATCAAACCAGTAATTTAACGCTGGATAAGGACGCTGTAGCAGTCAGGGGGCTTTTCAGCAATGCGCAACTTTAATAATCTACGCACTATCGATCTGAAAGAATATCTGCCCGGCGTTTTGAAGGACGTTGCGGAAATCCGCGCCGTTATGGATACGGAAACGCCGGAGATACAAGCCCTGTGGGATGCCGCCGAAGCCTGCATGAACGATCAGTTTATACAAACAGCTACCGAAGACGGCATAGCGCGGCGAGAAAGTATGCTTGGCATATCGCCGTATGCGTCCGATACGCTCGATGACAGGCGTTTCAGGCTGCAAAGCCTGTACACCGAAAACGTACCCTACACGCGGCGCAGCCTGAAAAACTGGCTTGAAACGCTGTGCGGCAAGGGCGGCTATGTGCTTACTATCACAACTTCAAAATTCAACGTTGATGTAAAAGTCGCGCTGGGCGTAAAGAAGCAGGAAAACGTGATACGCGAGACGCTTGAGCGCATGCTGCCGTACAATATGACCTTTTCCGTAAGCTTGCTTTATAACATTTGGGGCAGCGCGAAAACAAAGACCTGGGGCAGCGTGAAAACTAAGACATGGCAAAATCTTAAAGAGGAGGTATCTGCCTGATGGCTACATATACCACCAATTACAATCTGAAAAAACCGGCTGACAGTGATTTCATCAATATTGCCGATTTAAACGGCAACGCCGATATCATCGACGAGGAATTGAAAAAACGGCCTGTTGTCGGCGAAGACGGCAAACTATCAGACAGTCTGCTGCCGGATTTAGCGGACATCTACGAAGAAAAAGGCGCAGCAGAAGCGGCGGTAAGCGCACACAACACAAGCACAAACGCGCATAACGATATCCGCATCGAACTTGGCAAAAAAGCGCCCGTCCCCATCATCGGCACCGCGCCGCCGACGACCTCAACCGTCGGCGTAGTCGGGCAGGAGTACATCGACACGGCGGCAAAGCTTGTTTATCACTGCACAGGGGCGGCGGCTACGGGGTATACGTGGGAGGTGTATTCCGCCGGGCGGTCGACGAAAGTGAACACCACGCTGTATGCGTCGAGCTGGAGTACGGCAAAGAAATACACCGTCAGCAACTCCAACATCACTGCAACATCAGCGGTCGAGCTTCTGCCGCGAGAAAACAACGGCATAACGCAGGCGCAAATGGAAGCGCTTTCGAGTGCAATGATAGTTGGCGGCACACAGGCAACAGGCAGCATACAGCTTGTTGCGCTGGGTTATGTCCCGACTATAGATATTCCTGTAACCATTATCATAAGGAGGGATTTGTAATGCCTCTCATCAATCACGCAGGCGGAGGCTCGTCGTTCGCTGCAATTATTCAGGTAACTTATAATGCCGGGGCAATCTGTACTTGCTCAAATGGTGGTAGAACGCTAACTGCATCAGACACGTCAGGTACAGCTGTCTTTAAAGTAACTGTTAGAGGCACGTGGGTAGTATCAGTGACTCAGGCTAGTGCGTCTGCAACTAAACCCGTAGCAGTTGTGTCAGATGGAGCTCTCTACGCAGTAGAGGTATTCACATTTCGTATTTACGGTATTAGTCGAGATAGATCAGTCTCCACGCCAAACTGGGCTAGAACAGACGATGCAGAGGGCCTTGTTGCTACCGCGGCTCTAGGAACTCAATCCGGGTATAGTGATTTCGATACTCTCTATCCATGGAGCGAGATTACACGAACGACTCTATCTACGGGCGACGTAATGGTTAAGATTCCCAAATTTTGGTATCGCCGCTACATTTTGAATGACATAGAGTATATACAAATCTCTGATAAGAGTGAGTCTGGGTTCGATCTCCATCCAGCATTTACTACTAGTGAGTTTATATACGTAGGAGCATACATTACATCAGGAGGCTCTACAGTAACATCTGCATCTGGTGCTTCTGTTACTACAGCAAAAACTAGGAGCTGGCATATTACCAACGCTGGGGATAAGGGCGCAGGCTGGTCTATAATGTCTATTGAGGCTCTATCTGCTATTCAGATGCTAATACTGGTTGAGTATGCTACCTACGACGTCCAAAGTGTTATAGGTGCTGGATACACCGGCCAGGTATATAGTACTAACAATCCTATACAGACTGGATCATGCGATGCTATACCTGGTCTTACAGGCAGACCTTCCGGAACATCCAATAAAGTTGATGTGGTTTGGCGTGGCATTGAGGGCTTGTGGGGCCAAGTGTTTGAGTTTCTAAGTAACTTGACACGAACAGAAGTCTCTTCAAAAATACGCTACGCCCTAAATGCATCTGGAACTACTACAACTACTCTTGAAATACTCCCGACCTTTAATAAATATATTGTAAGTTTGGGGCTAGACGAGAGCTACCCATATATTATGTTAGCAGAGTCTGCCACGCAAACAGGTAGCTCAAGTACTTATACATGCGATTATGCAGACGGAGATCCGGTGCGTGGCTCAAATACTACCAGCATAGCGTATGGAGGCGCAGCTATAGATGGAGACAATGCTGGTTTATTTGCGCTAAGTATAGGCTCAGCAGACCAATACAGTAGCTCCCAGGCAGGTGCGTGTCAATATGGCTCACGCCTACTCTATGTACCGCAATAAGGAGGTGGCACAATGAGAGTACAAGGAAATGGATTTCCGGCAGCTGTAACGGTTGAAAGCTACTGGCCTACGCCGGGTTATGCCGAGGTCAGGGTGCGCGAAAACGTCAAGGACATTACCCCGACAGATGATGAAAACGCCGCGCCGCTGTATGAATACGACGAGTACGTATTTCACGTTAAGCAGCGTGATGGATTACAGCAGGAAATTGAGAATAATCTCGCTGATTGGATACAGACCGGCAGAATTCTTGAAGTTAACGACCGCGCAAGCGCAGTGCAGGACATGAGAGCTGAGATTGCAGACGCAATAACTCCGGCGGCACTCGACGCAGCCTATAGAGAGGGGGTCAACAGTATATGACTAAGGATGAAGCAATCGAAAAAATGAAGGAAAAAGGCGCAGACGATGCCGCAGCCCTGCGAACAAAGGCGAACACCATGACGGGCACCGAGATCATAGCCGCGGAAATCGCCGTGCCGGATTTCGACGCGACGAAGGACTACAGCGCATGTCCTGTGGGAACGCCGGTAGCTGACGAGGGTCAGGTGTGGAAGCTTATCCAGCCCCACAACGCGGCAAACTACAGCGGCAGACCGTCCACCCTGTGCGCGCTGTGGGGACTGTGCCACACGAAAGACCCTGCAAAGGCTAAAGCATGGGTAGCCCCTCTCGGAACGAGCGGCATGTACATGACCGGCGAATGCTACAAGGACGCTTCCGGCAAGGTACACAGGTGCTTGCAGGATAATGTTGTACACGATGCATCGGCGCTGCCGAGCGCATGGGAGGATGCGTAGCTTGTGACCGGCATTAATGCCGTTTGCAATACTGCCCCCTGCCGTTCGGGGGCTTATAAATAGGCGGCTTGCAAAAAGAAAACTGCGGCGGCTCAGTTTAGATAGACAGCACAAGCCCCAAAAAA